GTCACTTCTAGGGGTTGGGTAATCGAGTTGATATCGGAGCTAAACCTAGTAAACGCTCCGGCACATGACAGAACACTACAGAGCTGTATCCACTGTTGTTATGTTTTCAAATGATGTATCCCACAGCGCCCGGGGAATTCTGGGTGCAAGCGGTGGGTTACTGCCTCGAGCGTGTTTCTGATAGTTCACACGTTTGAACCCGAGTATGCCGTCGCACACACTCGCATAGCAATTGACAAGGTCCTCTTCCCAAATTCCGTACACTTTGTGGAGGAACGACCCTAGATGCTCAGGCTCGATTGTTTTTGCGGTTGATGTCATAACGCGTAACTCATCTGCGGTATATTTGTACGCCATGGCCTGATTCCTCATATCGAGGTACGGCGATGACGACATTTGGTCAGCTGTTTCCATAAGGATAGTTCGTATGTTTGCGATGTGTCGATGCTCGTAGGCGGCAGACAAAAGCTTGCCAGCCATATAGTCATCGTCAGAGACGGCGCGGTTATTGTTTGACCGCACGGCCAGCTTGGCAAGGACACGTCCAAATGACGGTACGGGGAACGTTTTATTGACTGACGGCACGAAACGTTTGCGCAAGAACGTAGCGCTTTCTCGCTCTTCAACGATTTTTGTCTCGCTCTTCATGCCACTGTCTGCAGACACCACCTCGAAAGACTCCTTCAGAGCCATCCGATTCTCGGTGGTGTACGTTAGATTATCATCCCCGTAAACCAAAGTGGTCGATTTGCGTATTTCCGAATGCCACAAGCTAGCGAGAGAGATGCATGAGTTGACATAACCGTTGCCGGTGGTTGTAGTTACCTCACCGGACCAACGTTGACCATCTACTCGCCCCTTAACACCATACCTTGTGAAAACCCGCACACTGGTGTTAGCAGCAAACTCGCGAACGAACCACTTCGGTGCGCCCAACTTGTAATAAAAGAGGGCTTCCGATTTACGAACTCCGGCAGGTTGTGTTCCGTCGTTGTTCTTGAAATCGTTTTCCATGGCATCGCCGGGCGTGTGCTGAACTATTTCAGCTATCTCGTCAGCAGTCATGCCTACGCAGTAAATGACTTCATTCCCAACGTTCTTGGGATTACTGCGAGACAATTCCTCTGCGATACGACGAGACAGATAGTAGACCAATGACCCCATCACTAGATTGTACATGTCGCCACCCTGATAGACGACACGTGGCTGGGAGCCATCGGCCTTGACCAAAACCTCTGATTTTGCGAAAACCACCTTGTCCGTATACCCAGGTAGAGTGAAGTCCATTGAGTCGAGGAGTGCACCTAACCGTTCACGCTTCTGGCCGCTCATCTCAGCGAGATAAGAGTTCACCATACCAATGTCCAAGCGTATTTCTTCACGCTCGTGGATCTTATCCATGAGCAACCCATGACCGACCTTGAAGAGCTCGCCGACGTCGGGTTGTGGTAAGTGATCGCACCGTTTCTTGACAGCATGCAACGTAGCACCCTCGGACTGTGAAACGACCTGGAGGGGGACACCCTCAATCAAAGCACCCTTAATAGGATTATGAGTGCGCGGTGGCTCGCGAGTTTTCACGACATTGACCTGAGGCTTAATGTTTTTGTAACACACATCCGTTGGATAATCGACGGGGTGATTGTCGCGCACGCCGCCGACCAATGAAATGTGCCTTGGAAAATCGAACTCGATTTGTCCGAATGTTATTGTTTTGTTCATGTTGTATTCTGTATATATG